TCCTTAGCATCTTTGTAATTCATAGTATCCAAATTTTTCATTATCGTGCCCTAGATATTGTTTTAAATATTTATCTTTTACATGGTTTTTCGATTTGTCTTGAAGGTCCGTTTTTAGATGAACATAGTCACTTAATATCATTGGGTACGCCGTTTTTAAATCTTTATTGGAGGATTTAATGAAACTTAGGTCGTGTCTTAGTTGTTCGCCCTTTCTATCTAGTCTTACAATCTCTCTAATAAGACTATCATTCTCTTTATCTACTGGATCATACAAAGATGCAATTAAACATGCAGTATCCCAAAAACATAAGTTGATATACTTTACGTTTTCTTTAGTATGGATTAACGAGAAATAACTCCATTGTACATTGTAGTAATATTCTCTCTTTTTTGTTATTTTAAATCCATTAATTGTAGGGGCATTGTGGGCGACACTAGCAAAGACTGTTTTACTCTTTTTACTAGCACGTCGCAGAACGTTTTCTAGACGCTGATTTATATGTGGGGACATTTTAATTTTTTGTGAATGCGATTTTACCATCTTTACGAGTTCTATTTAACAATCCTCTGGTTACCATTTGAGATGCTAACTGTTGATCTCGTTCTTCTAATTCAGATTTTAAAGTTATATCACTTAGTCGTTCTAATAGATGTGATTCATCTAATCCGACCATTATAGAAAGCCCATTGTTGAGCGTTAAAATTCTCATTATCTTTTCCGATTTAATTTTGATACACGTCTACTGGCGGCATTCCACTTTTTAGTCTTCTTTGCCTTACGGATCATCATGGCGCCTTTTTTCGCTTTTGTTTTTCTTAAGTTAAATCGTTTTTTTAAGTCTGGTGGGGCAAAACATTGTGATGCTTTTGCAACTATTCTACCTTTACGATGTCCACTACCGCATCTATACTTTTGTGATACTTTAGTTCCAGACCTTTTCCATGCTAGTTTTTGTTCGACAATATCATTCTCGATTATTTCTTCTGTAAGGATCTCGTTAACTAGCATTAAATTTTTCCTGAAACTAGCAATGCAACCACGGTACTAAGTATACCTGCCATTATAGTTGCTGTAGAACCAAATAATAATTTAACATATTTGGAATTATCTGCTTGCATCGTGCCTTTAAATTCATTGATATGATGTTCGACATCGCCAAATTTATTATAAATTTGAGTGAGACGTTCGTCGAGTCTATTATACCTCTCGGCACATAGATCTACATGAGCTTCCAAACTTTGTTTCTCTAAGTTGGTTGGCTCGTATCGTCTTGCTGCACTTTCTGCCACTTAGTGTTCCTGCGATTCGATTATAACTCTTCGTGCTGGACGAAGTGTATGTTTTTATTTAGTGTAGAATTAGAATTAGCATCAGTGACAAAAACACTTGAATCAAACACAACTCCTGCATAATCCGTATCAATACCTGATGTTCCTGTAATAATAGGCACGCCATCTAATTCTGCTTTTAATAAATCAAGTGTTATTGCTTGTGCATGTTCTGTTGCAAATTTAAGTGTCCAAATTGATACACCATCATCAGCAAATGTACCAAAATCACCAATATTCAATTGATTAGTATCTATTCGTACATCGCCCACAATAATAGGTTGTGTACGTAAACTAATTGTTTGAATTACTGTATTGAGATTTTGTGCTTGATTATAACTCTTTTTTTCACCACCAACTTTAAGAACGCTATGAGAGTTATAAGGATTGAAGTCACCAGTGTTTGTTAAGTCTACTAATGTTTTAATGGTGAAAAATTGTAAGTCACCCGAAATGGATTCAACAGGTGCAAAACCTGTTGCTTTCGTCTGTGCCATAATATATTATACTGAAAGAAAAAGGGTACCACCTAAGTGGTACCCTTAGGGTTTTAACTAAAAGTTAAAATTACTCACTGTCCCACGCATCGTGGATTGCAGGTGTAACGCTTGAAAGGTTAATGCTATCAACTGTGCCTAAGCCGTTAATTGCCGTCTTTAAAGTTGTTGCATCCCAACCGAAACCACCTTCGCAGATCATCTCTACGTCTTGGTTTGAATTGGAAAGACATAATGCTACTACGTTTGCATTTTCTTGTGTTGCGAAAACGATTGCCGCTACTGTTGAACCAACACCATGCTTGGCATTAACTGCGCCACCGCAAGGTACTTTAACAAAGTTTAAGTCACCACCAATGTGGTTTGCTGCGGCCGCTCCGCCGTTTACTCTAGTCTGTGCCATATCTAAATCTCCTAAATGACATTGTTAGAAGTATTTAGTCTAAATAGCCTTATTCAGCCAACATTGGGCTTCCATCAGCCGCTACTACGGTTGCACTTGATAAATCTACAGATCCTGCACCAACTGATGTTAGTGTGCGAATTTCTGTTTGTAAAAATGCCGCAAATGTTTCACTGTTTGTGCCATCCCATGTATCAGTTCCTCGGTCGCCTTTGACCCAGCAATCCCATACTTGACCAGCATTACTGCCATCAGTACGTAACCCAGAATGGGCAACGATATTTGCGTGGCTTCCAATCAAGTCTATAACTTGTGGATGGGCACCCGCAGGTCCCATTTCTGTTGAACTGAAATCTGTTCCGTTCACAGCATAATCTATTGTTACTCCAGTCATTGAAATTCCTAAGTAGGATCGACCCTCATTAGTCATAGCCGCTGGATTTACTTGTGTTGCTCCTGCCATTTTATATCTCCTCAATAGCCTTTATTATATTTATTAAGCCATACGTAAACGTCTGTCATACATTGATAATCGTGACTTTAATTTCATGTTTGGCTGACGACGTTCAGCATTGTACGCCGTTGTAATATAAAGATTTGTCATTGTTCTTAAATCTTTAAATGTCTTATAAAAGTCCATTTGCCTACCATTTTTACCTAGGTATTGTTCTAAACGTGTAAATGCTAATCGTTTCCTATGTATTTCTTGGGTAGGCCATGTCTCTGCTAATATTCGTGTATTAATTAAACTTGGATGTCGTACTTGTATTTGCTGTTCTAATCGTCTAATGTAGTTTTTAAATGTTGCTTCTTTTAAGTTGTTTTCTTTCATTCGAGTTATGAATGTCTGATAATCACCTATTTTTATTAATACGTTTTGCCATTGACGCTCTTCAAGTTTTGTTAAATCATGCTCTCTGTTTGCATAATTTATATCTGTTATTAAGTTTGTAAGATCGCCTTTTATTGATTGTTTGGTTTTATATTCTCTTGACCTCAGACTTTTTTGTGCGTATCGTTGTGCATACTTGTTGGTTTGTTTTATATTATATATTATCCAAAGACTTAATACACTTGCATAAAATAACTCGCAAGCATCTGTGAGTCCTGACCATTTATACATTATTCACTCGCATAAGATGCAAATTTGGCAGGTATGTCTAGACCATTTTGCTGTATTAGTTTAACCCATTCAACCATAATGTTATGTTGCGAGTCTTTATCCATGTGCCTTATACCCGCTAATAAACTCTCAACACTATTAATTGGGTTACTGTGACCGTCAGTCGCTTTAATATCTAGTTCTTGTAAAAAATGATTGGGATCAATCATTGGTGCTGATATCATAGTATCTTCAAATGCTTTTGTATAACCAGTTCCCTTTTTATTGGGTTTTGGTCTACGTTCTACTCTAACTATTCCGTCTTTTGGGCTCAATTTCCATTTGGATACAACATTAATTTCAGGATGATTGCCTAATTCGTCTGTAACTCTGTTATCTGATTCTAACCTAGTTTCAGCACCAATATTTGAAGCCGTTGCCCTAAGTAATAATGTTCTATATACACCCTTATGTTCTGATTCGTTTTGACTTGGGGAATGATAATAATGTTTTAACCATTCTGGGTTACCAAACATAAAATCTAATTGTGTTATACCAGTTCGTGGAAACATTTCAACAGTTTTACCCAATGCTTTATAATCTTCAACAGTAGGTTGCATTTGTTCATTGTAATCTTGTACGGCTACACCTAAACTAATTGTATTACCATGTTGTTGCATATCACCAGCACCAGATAATCGTTTAATCATATCTTTAAATGCAGAAATGTTTTCTTCGTCTACTTTAACTGCAACATCTAAATCACCTGACCATTTCTTTTTGCCAGTACTGCCTAATGCATAGTGTAAAATATTAATATCTTTAAATGGTGCAAATTCTGCTTCTGATAATGCTAATTGATGTAGTTGTCTTTGATAAAACTGTAGAGTTGGACCAACTTCATGTTGCTCAATAGGACCTGCATTTGATATTGCTTTAACTGTACCGCCCTTTGCTTCGCCAAGGAAGTTCTTCATCCACTTTTTAAACTTTCGTTTACGTAGAGTATTACGGCCTTTTCTAAAGTTTCTACTTGATGCTTTTACAACATCACTTATACATATTTCATGCAAATACATTATAATTTGTCCTTGACTAGTTTCATTAGCAAGCCTTGTGGCTTTGCATCAGGTTCTTTTATATAGCCCAGTATGTCCTCAATATATTTATTCACTTCTGCGAAGGTTTGTAAATTTCTTTGGTGAACATGTTCATTTTCGTGTTCTTCGCTGTCATATTGTTCTAAACGACTATGTAAATTCTCTTGTTTATCTTTTAATACTGGTGTTAAGTAATTACCAACACTTGTTATGTCAAAATCACTTAATTCTTGAACTGGATCATCAAACTTTTTTAGATATCGCTTTGCTTGGTATGTTCCTAACTCTGGGTGTCCTAATGCTGTTGCAATAGTTAGTTTAATATCGCCCCACATACCTTCTACTAAATCAGGTGTTTTTGCTTGCCCACCTATTTCATTACGCAACTTATAATTGTCGATATTTCGTTTTAAAAATATATCTTTGTCTACAAGTTTAACTAAGGTGCCATTACGATCTTTAAGTGCAACGCCTTCAATCCATCCACCATCTTCAGGCTTTGGACCAAACTGACTTCCACGATCCCTTACAAACGTATCTAATAAAACATTTTTTACTAGCATTTTAAATTGTAAGTCTTGCCCTTTAATTTTTTCTCTAACTACTTTTGCCCCATCACGTTTATCTTTTGTGATCTTATTCATATTGAGGGTAATTGCTTCTTGATTTGGAATACCACCCAACTCACTAGCACCACCAAGCCATTTTTCATACTCAGTTAACTCTTGCTCAATTTGTTGTACTCTACTATCACTAATTTTATTTTTTATTTGCGGGACTTGTGCAAATTCAAATACGTAATTACGGGTATTATAAGATATATCTTTTCCGTTATCAGTATCAGGTACATTTTGTAGTTGTATAGTTACACGAACACCATCTAAGTCTTTGGCCAAACTTGTTAAATTAATTTTATCGCCAGCGGTTTGACCGAGGAAGACTATACGATTTATACCATCAGCATTATACGGAACAGTATTAGGCAAAGCACCGAAAAATACTTCTAAATTTACCTCAGTTCCTTGCCTAACACCATTCTCTTCTAAAGTGTCAGATACTTTGTCCAGGGCTTTATGTGCCGCTCGCATATATGTACTTGCAAATGTTGTACCGTAACCATCAGATGTATACTGTCTGTCGCCACCTTTTTGTCCACGACTTGTATAAAATCCATGCTCGTCAATACCAACTTGCAGATTTGCCCCGTCTAATTTTTCGCTAATGCTCACATGTTCGATTTCCCGCACATACTTAATAAATGCATGTGACGGCAATTCTTCTATATGTGCCATTCCTTTTTTGCGGATAAGGTCTTCAATGTTCATTCCCGTACCTTAAACTTGATAGAGTATTATAAAATTTTTGGGGGTCTCGTTTTTTTACGCTCAACATAACACGACTAACAATGCGTTCTGCTTCATCTTCACCCCATTGTTTTTCAATGTATTCGAGAAGATTAATCATTCCAGCGATTGCATTTTCACCACGAGAACGTAAAATTTGCTTCTTATCTCTGACTGGGGTTATACTATTAATTTCCTCCAGCAATGATTTTGTTTTATGTTTCATTTATTAAAACCTTAGAGATCCGTGTCCGTATATATTTATTTTATTTTGCTTAATCGAATTTTTTTAGTAAACTACGGAGATGGTCCGCATTATTTGCCGGAGTAGTTTCTGGCTCTTTAACAAACTCTACACTACTTTTTTTCTTTAATCTATCTATAATACTTTCTGCTTCATCTACTTGTTGGGCATCGTCTGCTAAATCACGTATTCTAAGGGTTTCTTGGTCAAATTCTAAGTCAATTTTTTGTCCTACGCCACTACTAGAACGTGTTTTCATAAACTGTATCTGTACACGACCACGTTCTCGCATTGTACGACTACTAAAAATGCCTATAACATTATCAGCAGTTTGTATTTTACTAATACCACCGCCAATATGTGAGTGATCAAACTCTATTTCTTCTACTGCACTTCTGTTTAATTGTGATGCAGTAACAAACAAATAATCACCTTCAACTGCTAAATTTCTTAACTCTTCCGATACTAACTTGTCTTTAACATACAAATCACTTGGTGGTACTTTGCGACCTGCTGGCATCATTAAATCTAAATAGTCAATTATAACACAATTTATTTTACATTTTCGTTGTATTTGGTATTCTTTAAGGTATGCCTTTATATCATTAACATTTACACCATTTGGTAACTGTACAACTTGTAAATTACCATTACGTTTGGCATCCATACGTACTTTAATAGATACATCCTCAATATTTTTCATAATTTCTTTTGAGGGTATTGCTGTTGACATACTGTCAAGTCGCATTGCACTTAATCCTTCTGACAATTCCAAACTTACATATACAACATTTAGTTTTTCTATACTCCAATTAAGAGCTAAATTTTGTAAAAATAAACTTTTACCTGCACCACTACCACCTGCAAATATGTTTAATTCACCTTTATTAAATCCACCATATAGTTTTTTATCTATGCTTTTCCAACCAGTTGTTGTTCTGCCGTCTCTATCTCTTAATACTGTAAGTCTATCTGCTGGGTTTTCATAATAGTCTGTACCCAAATTCTTAGCAAGTCCAACCCCTACGGCATCTTTAATAAGTGCTTCTACTGCACCAAATTGATTCTTTTCTAATAAGTCTGTGCTAGTTAGAATTGCATCTGTAAGTGCTTTGTGCCTACAAAACTGTTCAAACTCATCCAAAAACCATGTTACATGATCTTCAGGTGTGTCTATAATTTTTAATTGTACACCACATGTTGCATGAATCTTTTCTGTATCAGGCAATTTGCCATATTGATCAGTATATTTTTTTATAAATTGAACACAATCTAGAAATGGTTGTTCAAAATATGTATGACTTAATATATTTTGACACCTACTATATGTTTCTGAATCTGATATTAATGTCTCTACAAATAGTTTTTGTAGTTCTGGTGTATAGTCTTTAATTTCTTCAGCCATCAATTATTTCCATTGTGATAGTAATACTTTAATTTTAGTAGGATTTGTTACCCTACCCTCCAAAACACTTTTTAATATATCCAATCTACTTAACTTAACCATTGCCTGATTTGGATCTTTGTATTTTTTCTTCCATTGCGGGAAGCTCACAGACCATTTATGCTTAATAGCCTGCCTTGCAAAATCCTTACCAGCATGATCAAAGTCAGGTAATACTATTACTGCTTTACCAAAACTGTTTATAATGTTAACTTGACCCCTGCTTATTCTATTGGAGCCAACACTAACACCATCAACACTTAATGCATCAAACGGGCCTTCTGTAACAATAACATACTTACGACTGTCTTTTTGTGCATCTAAGTTATAAACATAGTCTCGTGGTTGCTGAGTTATGTACCTACTTGAAACTCTGCCTTTGTTTAATGATTTAATATGCCTTGCAGTATAGCCAACTATTTTATTGCCGTACTTATAAGGCAATATAATCCTATGTTGCATATCATATATTTTATGATCGCTAAAATGCCAATCTGCTAAATCTAAGAGTTTTCTATCTGCAATATATTTTACTGCTTCAACAAAATTCTCAGTTGCTTCACAGTCATCTATTTTTTTGGCACTACCTGGTAATATAACTTCTTTCCATTCATCAACAGTTGTTGTTTTTTCTTGCCATGCAGTTTTTACAAGATCAGATGTCCTAATAGCAATTAACTGTATCTCGTCTATTTCTTGTTTCTGAGCACCTAATGCTTTTAACAGTTTAACTAATTTTGGATTTAACTTACCAGATTTGTATACTGTTTTAAAACCGCAATTAAAGCAATTATACCCTATTGCGCCGTCTTGATTAAACCGCCAACCGCCTCTGCCTTTGGTGTCTGCTCGTCTATGGCCTAATGACATACACATAGGACAATTATGTGATATCCAACCACCTGGGCTACTCTTTGCTTTGAACGGAATAAAAGAACGTACTTTTTCCTGGACAATAGTCATACTACTATTCTAGCGCCTATAGAGTATTTTGTCAATCGTTCCTGAGTCTGTATCTACTTTAAATTTGATAAATGCTAAGTTGCAGGTAACATTGAAAGGTTCGATACCGGTCTTTGCCGTCATAGTGTTGTAATCTTCTATAGTATCTAACTTTAATGGAAACCAATGTGCATTGTCATTTGGGTCTGCATCTAATGTACCATAAGCCCATACTTTACCAGTAAAGCCTGTGGCATAAAATGCGAAAGTGTGAAGTCCGTTGGTATCTTCGTAATGTTGGTCGCCTTTATAACTTGGAGTTTCACTAATGTCATTGACGTTGTCTATAACATTAAACGCCTCTATTACAGTCGATGGTTCGAACCAAGTATAATTATCTTTAACAACTTCTACACTAACTGTATTGTTTAAAGCATTATCAACATATAAAGGTAATTGCGATGCGTCGTCTGCATAACTGAAACTTAATTTATAAAAGCCTGCCTCGACACCAAGTAATTTGTCTGCTTGTAATGAAAATTCGTATTTTGTAAAATCCTCTGAAACAGCCTTGCATGCCTTACTAAATATTACTGTTGAGGACGGGTCAATTAACGTCCCAAGGATATCATAACTGGACATACTAATATCTTTATTTTTGTCATCGGCAATGGATAAAGTAATATTATTCTCTGCCCCTTTAAAAAATCTTATTGGGGTGTGGCTAGTTTTGGCAGAACGTGACGTTCGCTTTTTGCCAGTTGATGCACTTAGATTAACGGTATACTTGTGAAGTTTCATATTTGTCGACCTTATTATAACAAGTATTTATAGGATTTTAAATGGATGTAGAAGAAGATTTTTTAGAAAAATTTCCGTTTTTGAGTGTACTGGAACTTGGTACCAACGGAGAAATAGTTGGTATTATCCAAAATCAGACACAGACAGTTACAAGTGTTTATGTGTATGAAAAAGTAGATGAAATGGATAAACAAGAATTTTTAACTTTAGCAGATGAATGGTGGTGGGAATCGAACCGCATCATTCCAATTAACTTAGTATTAGGTAACAGATTTCATAAATTTCATTACGCTCTTAAGACATTTAATAGTAAAAATGCAAAAATATCTAGAGGGCCAACCGTTAGTTTAAATTCAATAAACGAAAAGAGAATTAAAAGACGCCAGATTCAACTCTGTGCTAAAAATTTCTGAGGATTTTCACGCAACAAATTTAGTTGTAAAACAATAACATGTGCATACCCTATTGCATGAGATTTTTTAAAATAATATGAATCGTCCATTGGCTTTTGCCATACTGTTTTTTCTATTTCTGGCCACGATCGGCCCAGTAATTGTCTCTTTGCTGGTCTTATAATTGCCAGCAACATTGCTAATTGTTCAATACTTTTTGGATTATGAGTATTAACAATATCGAAATGGCCATTTAAATGAAATAGCATATCTACAATTTCTTTATGTTGTAGTAAATCCCAGTCTGGCTCTTCATTTAACAGTTTATTCAAATGCTCTCTACCATTAATGTCCTTGTATAAGTGAACATTAAGTAAGTCAATTTTGAAAAAACTCTTTTCTTCTGCTTGATTATATTCTAGTAAACATAAATCAGTTAATGGATCATATGGCACATCATGGAAGTAAACACCAGAGTTGTGTGGTTTACCATTCTTTTGCTTTGCAGAAACATGTTTAAAATACTTTAGTATTTCTGTTCTGTTAGCACAATCTATGTCAATGTCAGCCGTAACTTTCATCAAATTTCCTAGTAATTTCTGCTTTTAATTCGTCTTGTATAATTAGGTTATTGAATATATCTTTTAACCACTTTGCTTCACTTTGTTTCATCTTTATCTTTGGCTTCCATTTCCTTGGGTCAATAAATTTAACAACAATATCTAACTGTTCATCTGACATACTATCAATTATCTTTTCGCCTTGATGTGTGCCATATATTATCCATGGACTAATTGTTCCATTACGTATTAATAGTAATGCTTTTGCTGATGTTAGTTCATTAAAAAAATTGTCTGCTAGTTGATCATGATCACTTGCCCAATTCATTATATGCAACATCATTCGTTCGGCGGCTCTATCAACAGTTTCTTTAAACAAATGCTCTTTTAAATACTCATCATATATTGCATCACTAGACCATCGTTCTAATTTAACTGCATTACGTATTACATACTCAACATATTTTTCATGGTTAAGCACTAAACCAGTACTTAAAAATCGCCCAAACTTTATAAAACCACTATAATACTGACTTTTTATAAATTGTTCTTTTGTACGATCCTTGTTGCGTGTTGGATAATTATACTTGTAAAATTTTTGATATGTTCTAAATGCAAGTTGCCAATAACGCTCAACACTATCAGCATGTCTACGTTTTGGTTCACAAACATGACTAGCGAGAGTTCGTTCTCGCTTAAAAGATTTACCACAAAACTTACATGTCCTTGGTTTATTTTCCAAACAACTCCTTAGTTTGCTTAGGTGTTAATCCAAAACTGCCAACATATTCTTCTAGCTCTTTTTTTGTATTAACTGTAAAAAATAAATCTAGTTCTTCTTCATTCCAAGTTGGATTCTTAGTAAACACAAACTCTTTTAATCTATCCTTCTTACCACGTTTACCAGGTGGAATCCATTGATGATATCTGCCTGTTTTTGCACCAGTAATAGTTAATAATAACCATTGCAATTTTGGATGTTTACTTAATACATTAAAATGTACATTTACAAAATCATTTGTTAATAGTAAATGGTGTGCAACTATATTAAAAACTTTATTGCTTACACTACTCGCCCATCGCATTGCAAGCCATGGTTCTATTTTATACGTGTCATGGTCAATTTTATCGTAGAAATCCTTCTTACGATGGTCGATTGCTGATAAAAGTTGTTTAATTGGTACAGATTTCTTGCTCATATTGTATTATAGCATAAATATTTGAATAGTTCAAGTGCCTATTTTTATAGGACTTATGGGGCTCCAACCCCGTAGTGGCTAGAACCCACATTGGACTTCTAATTAGGAGAAAACAAATGGGAAGACCATTAAATAAAAAAATGTTTACAACAGCGGCCGCAGGTGCGACGGCTGGTGCAAACGAAATCAAAGTTTCCTTCCATAACGGAACAGCCGTTAAAGAAGGTACAATCATTAAGCAAAAAGGTTCTAAAAGGTTTGTATGTGCTGAAACAGGTGCAAACGATGATGAATTTACTTGTACACTAAAGACTGGTGTTTTACCAGCGGCTTTAAGTGCAGGCGAAATGTCAATTATGGTATTAGGTGCTGACTCCGAAACATATACAGTTTCGAAAATTTCAGCACACAAAGTTACTGTAGTTGCACCAAGTGCAACAGGATCTAACGCATTAGACGGAACATCTTTGCAATGGCAAATGGGTTCAGCGGCTTCCGCCGGCATAGTCCGCATGGAAGAAGCAGGTGACGATGATGTTGCTAACACTGATGATGACGATTTCACAGATGATGCATAATATGGACTAAATCCATATTTTATCTAAATCCAAAACCTCGGGTAATTTGCTTACTTCTTTTACGAAGTACAAACACCGGGGTTTTGGTTGATCCTCTATTGGTACACATAGTAAATGCCCATATTTTAATTTCGGTACAAACCACTTCTTTTCAGTATATACATTCACAATATCAATAAACGGCCAACTTGGCATAATGCTTGTTTTTGGATTTGTTTCAAATGCCTTAAAACCTCTCTGATTAATCGTTGCTAATGGAAGTATCTCTGGGTCACCAGCAGATGGCTCTCCACAAATTACACTCCAATCTAATGGCATTTCGATTTGCACATCATCAACTTGTAGAATTGCACTAGGTGCATTAAACGATTCCAAAAATATAAGTGGCATGTGTATATAAGAAACTTCCGGTGCAGTATAATCTAATACACAATATTTGAGATCTTCTACTTCATCTGGCACCGAATCTATATTATATGGTATGTTATTCTCTGTTAATATATACATGTTAATATGTTGCTTTTTGAATGTTAAATGGATATTGAGCCTCTTTATAAAACTTTTTTCGAGCAGTTAAATGCCGTTTGGAGAATTTTGCTGTTGATGTTAAGTCCCAAATTTGGACAAAGTTTTTATCTCCAGCTCGTCTAATACCACGCCCAATACTCTGGATGACTCTAACGAAGCTCTTACCTGGCTCTATGAGGACCAAATTAAATATCCTAGGTATATTGATGCCAACAGATGCAACCCCATAAGTAGCAATAATGACTTTGTTGTCAGAGGTTTGAATTTCAGAGTACGACTCCCGTCGCTCTTGTACTTTAACTGATCCGGAAATAAAAGTGCTCTCATCGCCTAACCTTTCTTGTAGCATTTTGCCTGCTTTAATTCTATCTACTAATACTAATGTATTACCAGATTTAGAAATTGTTTCTACAAATTGTGCCATGTAATCGACACGTTTGGTATCTGTAGTTAGAAAAGTAAGTTCCTGTTGGTATGTTGGAAATTCTACTATATCAGCAAGTTGAATAACATTAACTTCACAATTTGCTAATACGCCTTTTTCTTGTAGTTCAGCGGCTCCTAATTTATTTGTAACTTGCCCTAAACTTACTTCTAAACTAACTTTCTCCCAATCTGCTTTGGGTACTGTTCCAGTAAGCCCCCAACGTATTGGAATATGATTAAATGATTGTGTCAATAGCCTACGTAATACGTCTGCTTTTGCCATATGTACTTCATCTACCATGACACAAATCACATCTTCAGCAAACTCGGATAAACTCATTTCAGATGTCCCATCCTTCCATGTTTTATCAATAACATTTAAACTTTGCCAAGTGCATACCGTATGGGTCTTACCTATTTCCTTCCTGTCCCCGAAGTAAACACCGACATCTAATCCTAAGTTTTTATAATCGTCCTCTGTTTGCCTAACTAAATCTTTATTTGGAACAATAACAAGGCTACGCCCATATGGCTCAATCATCTCACTTAAAGTAGCCGTAATTAACGTCTTTCCTGCGCCTGTCGCAATCTCTTGTATACATTGTGGGTTAGTAAGGAACTCGTTAACAATACTAACTTGATAATCCCTTAGTACAATGTCTTCACCTTCTGCAACATGTCCTTTTGGCCATGTTATATGTTTATATTTGTCTTTAGTAACTGCTGGAAAGTTAAAATCAACAGGTGTATTTCTTTTATCATTAATGCCAATTTCATAGCCGTCATTTACTAATACTGGAACAATTTTGTCTAATAACCCAACATTAGTTAAACCACCAGCACTAAAGAAACTTACACAACCATCCCATCTACCAAGTTTAAATGCTGGTACATGATATGCATGAGGCATCATATACTTAAATTCTTTTTCAAGTCTACGCCTAGTTGGTAGAGTCAAATTATGAATCTTAACATTTACTTCATCTTTAATTTCTATTGTGCATTGCATCAATAAACCTGTGTTTTGAATGTGTCATTTAGCAATGGGGTATTAAATTTATATGGATTCAAATCCCAATCTAAACATTTATCTCTTAGCAAATACTTGTCTTTGTTTATATTTTCCATTATAACACTAAAAATATTTGGTACTATACTTAAACTAGTTTCTCGTATGTAATAAACACTTGGCCAATTTGACATATGATTCCAATGCCATTCAAGTATACAATGTTCATCAATTAAATCGTCTGCTATTTGAATTTTAAATAATGCTTCTGGTAAAATTACAATATACGGCACATCAAACATACCAGCAATATTACTAGGCAATCCTTCTTTACCAATTACAAATTCTGCTTGCCCTATTTGTTCAAATACACCAATTCGTTGGTCAGTTTTAATAAAATTGTATGTTAAATGCTTCTCACTAGCCCATTTGTTAAAATTGTTTGTAACAGACGCTTGTACATCTTGTTGCAACCCTAATTGTATTAACTCATTAAAAAATACATTAAAAGGTTTTATGTTTAAACTATTATACTTTATTTTGTCAAAGAAGTCGATGTTATGTAGTGTTTCATAATAATCCATGCAACCTTCTACAAAACATACTGAACGATTCTTATGTAATGGTTTGGCTATCGGAATATGTGGTCGATATTGCATACCATCAATCAATGTCTTAAACCATTCATATGGCATCCCTGACAATACCAAAGTATCATTATCTAAAAACTCATCAATATATTTTGTTCTATAATCATTGATTACATCATAAAAGTTGCCATCACCTGTACCAAAAGTTGATCCAATATTAGTTTGATGGATTACTTTAGTTGCTATTTGATCTGGTCCTACTTCAGTACATGTATTTCTAGTAACATCAAACTCAAAAAACGTATGTACAATTTTTTTAAAAAAGGTATCAATTCTAGGATGACAATAAATTATTTTATCAATATATTTGTTGTCTAGGTATTGTAATAATTCGGTAAGGGTTCGTATATGAAATCCGTCATCACCAGGATTGCCAAGTTGGTCCAGTTTAATGTAAAGTGTCATCCGTGCATTGATTGCTCGGCAAAACCTTACATATCTGTACAATGTATTAATTTTATCACCAAATCCAACAAATTCAGTATCACCAACACAAATGTTAATTCGTTTCATTAGCAAGTTCATCAAAATCTAATAACATAACTGACTTCACGGTATGAATTAATCCGGTTGTCACTTCTTCGCTGGTGGCGAGTCTGAACTGTCCTGGTCTTGATGGACTATTACAGTTATGGCAATACCCATAATTCTTATCCAAACTGCTTGGACCTCCGTAATGGGCTTGTGATTCTGGGTCGAGGGTTTCATAATAAGTGTTAAAATCTTCGATTTGTTTCATGCAATGATCAACTGGCCAACCCATTTGTACCCACTCACATTCCATGTTGGTACATGTTACATATAGCATGTTTACGTATCTCATTAAGATTCTCTTTATACTAATATTTATATACCAAGATTACGTAACTTTTCAATTAACCGCTTTTGTTCTCTGTTTAATTTGTCCGGTATGTCTACTTCTACTTTAACTAATAAATCACCAACATTTTGCTGACCCAATGCTCGCATTCCTTTGCCTACAACTCGCATTGTTGTACCGGGTTGGGTATTTGGTGGAATTTTAAGATTTATTGTACCAGTTAAAGTTTCAAGATCATAACTTCCACCCATAAAAAGATCTGTGAGTTTAACTTTTTGTGAACAATGAAGATGCATGCCGTCTCGTTTAAAACGATCATCAGCATTGACTGCTATAGTAACGTATAAATCACCAAACGTAGAATTGTGCATATTAGGTCCTGCTTCGCCCTGCTCACCTAATTTTATTTTATTTCCTGTATCAACACCTGGAGGAATATTAACTGCTAATGTTTTCTCTTTTTTTATTCTACCATGACCACGGCAAACCATACATTGAGTATCAGGATCAATTAATATACCTCTACCACCACAATGATTACATTGAGCATTTACATTTAAGATACCTGAACGGACTCCTAATAGTCCAGTACCTTGACATGCTCCGCAGTTTGGCGCCCTATGTCTAAACACCTCCATAACTCCGACACCATCACATTCATCACATATATCAGGTCGCAATATTGTTATATTTTTTGTACAACCATTAACCGCATCTGCAAATGATATTGTTAGGCTTATGTTTAAATCTCTGCCTTTTGCTGATCTATTAGCGAAGTTTTGTTGTTGGGCGTGTTGTCCTGTTTGTTGTCCGAAAAAAGTTGAAAAAATATCTTCAAATTTTTGACCACCACCTTGAAAATTAGCAAAACCAAATCCTTGACCTGCTTTGAATCCTTGTTCATGCATCTCCATACCATCAGCATCATACTGTTGTCTTTTTTCAGGGTTACTTAAGATTTCGTATGCTTCGGAGGCTTCTTTGAATTTTGTTTCGGCAGCTGTATCACCTTGATTTCGATCAGGATGATATTTCATTGCTAATTTGCGATATTTTTGCTTTATAGTCTCAGCAGTTGCCCTTTTATCAACACCCAAGGTTTTGTAATAGTCTTCTATTTTAGCCATAATATCTACAGATGACGATCCGTGTTACGAGAAACCCGCAACACGGACACTTAAATTGTTATTTCACTTACCGCCTTATGCAAGTATTCTCAGCAAGTGCTCTCCAACGGTCTGGACTCATTTTAAACAAGTCAGCCAGTTTGGTTACCATTCTCAAACTAACTTCACGCAACTTGTTTTTATTGTCTTCCATAAAATTGACAATGTTGAGCTCATCTTTTTCTGACAACTTATACTCACTAAGCATACCATCACGTACAATCTGCTTTACACGAAGCATCTTGTCTC